CAGGTACAGGTACAATTGAATTTTCAATAGCACATAATATCATGGTAGCTCCTGGTTCGATAGTTGAACTTGTTTTTATTTGTTCAAGTTTATTTTTATACTTGAAAGTTAGTGGGTTACCAGTAAAGTATTCTGGTCCATCTATATCAACAAGTCCAGGTTTCCTACCTCTGAATCCAACTCTTCCTCTTCCTTCTTCGAATCTTTCAAACTCGTTTCTAAGCACTGGTTTCATTGGTTGTCTGTGTCTGGTCTTTCTACTATTATTTACAATTTTATATTCAACAAGTTTAGGTGGAGATTTTTTAATTTTAGGAACTTCTCTAACATCTCCTTTAAATTTTATACTACCATCTCTATATGTAATTTTGTGTGCATCATATTCTACACCTCTCGTTTCAACAGTAGTTCCACTCTTATCTTTGTACTTAATAGAACCAGTTGTAGACCATATATAAAATATTTTTGTTTTTAATGTGTATTCTATTGGAGGTTTTACATCTTCTACTTCAGTAGTAGTTCCACCACCTAAATCAGCAAAATCATCTACCGTCTCTTGGTATTTACAACTTCCATCATCTTTGTTTGCATATTTGTTAAAGTTTACAGCCGCTTTATCTGTACATCCTGGTACAACATCTGCTGTAATTTCTTCTTCCTTATATCTACAACTACCATCATTTTCTTTTGCTCTTGGATTGTAGTTCAAAGCTTCTTTATCAGTACATCCTCTAACTACACCACCAACATCACCAGGAACAGTGGATGGAAACTTCTGATTAGCTTTGATTGTTTTTAAAATACGTTTTACTTTATCAAAAGTAACTTGTTCATCTCTTGTAAGTTCAACACTATTTTGTATTCTTCTTTTTGGTAAGTAATATTCTATTGAATTTCTAAGAGCAGATTCAGCAACAGATTTGATAAAAGAAACTGTAAGTTCTACTACATCTACTTTTTGTTTTGGTTTTCCATATGTGTTAGATGTAATATCCCAATCAGCTCCAGCTATGAAATAATTCATAGATTCAATATATCTTGCCTTAATATCATTTAATAATTTATCAAACGAACCTACCTTAAATTCTTTTTGAATCAATCTTTGATATCTTCTACCATCTCTAATTCTACCTTTACTTCTTATAAAGTTATCTACTATTTTTCGTATATCAATTCCTTCAATAAAGTTTCTTACATAATAAATTGTATCATCTCTAAAGTTACCACCCTCTACGAATAAATCATATCTCTTATGTAAATCTTGATTTGGTCTTGTTGTATTTTTTAATGGTACAACTCGTATCTCTGTTCTTGTAGGTGATATTTCATGTATCCATAATTTATCTTCAGTAGATTCTTCTGAACCTACTCTTCTATTTAATAAAGTTACTTGTGTTTTAAAGATACCATTTGAATACCCAGCTTCTTTTATCAATTTTTCTAAATCAATAATAAACTCAGATGAATCATTTAGTTTTTTAGTTTCTTCACTTTTCGTAATTAAAAAATATTCATTTATATTTTTATCATTAATGTGAATGTATCTTACAAGTTTAGCATCATCACCTTGAGGCAGCTGGTTATCATTTGAATCATATAATATGAATTCAATCATATCAGAGTATCCCATACCAAAGTTTGATTTTTTGATTTCCTTTTCGAAAATCTTTCTATCTTCTCTGTCTACAAGATATCCTTTTCTCTCAACTATTTCCTTAAATGTTTCTAAAGCCATAATCTATTAGGTTTTTCTTCTTCTCCTTGCTTGCCAGTAACGAGTTTTCATTTTAAATTTCTCATTCGTAGTTTGGTTTGTCCAAATTATTTCTGTTTCATAAGTTCCTTTACCAATACCACCTCTACCAAAAGTAACCGATTTCATACCAGGGGATGCACCACCATCAGGACTTGCTGGAATAGTAAGTGAATTTGGAACACCAGTTAACCACTTTTTATTTTTAATAACATTTTCTTGAACTTTAAGTGTAATTGGTTCAGGACCCATGTTATACCAATCATATTTAAGACCAGATAATCTACCTTTAGGTCCTTTTCTTCTATCATCCCATCGAGCTGCCCATTCTGGTTTTCTGTTTTTACTTGATGTAGCTAACGCCCAACCAACAGTACCTTTAACTTGGAATTGTCCTTTATCTTCAACCAATCCTAACAAACTTGTTTGTTTAGCCGCTTCAACTTCTTTTTCTTTTGCTTCAACAACTTGTTCTTGAACTTGTTGTTGTACTTCCGCTGCTTGTTGTAATGATTTTACAATATCTTGTTGTGCAGTTAATTGTGCCTGTAAAGTTGATACTTGAGCTTGTAAACCTTCTGCTCTTGCAGATAATGAAGCTCTTTCAATACCTTCTTTAGTACCTTTAATTAATGCAGTTTGAAAATCTTTCAATAAATCTTCATATTTTTGATTAGATTCCGAAAGTTGTTGTTGTAGTTGGTCATTCTCTACTCCTAAACCATCTACCGTACCTTCTAATGAACTTACTTGTCCTTCAAGACCAGAAATACCAGCTTGAGTTGAAGTTAAATCATCGGTTACTGCCTTGATTTGTTCTTGAGAACCTGTAAATTGTGCAAGTAATTTATTATATCTTTTTAAAGGTACAAATTTACCCTTTGTTTCTTTTTTTGGTTTTATTAACTCATCAACCTTGATATCAATTGCCTTCTGTAATTCTTTTTCATCATATACAGGTCTTTCAATTCTACCAGATGTTTCTCCACCAAATGAATCTCTATCAAAATCATTAAAGTTTTTTATTGGTGGTAAAGTATCAACAAAATCAGATTTAAATTTTTTTCTTTTTGAATCAAATCCTCTTATGGGTTTTTTTCCAAATGGAATTGGTCTTGGTGGTTTTAGAACAAATCTGCCTTTTTCATCTCTCGTATATCCTTGTGGAATTTGTTTACCATTTCTTTTTCGCACACGAATACCGCCTCGTTTATCACGAGGAATAGCTTTCGAACCTTTTTTTACAAGTTCATCTATTCTAAACCTATCTTTAAGTCCCATGTTACTTCTCTATCGTAAATGTTAAATCTTTTTCAGTAAAATAATCTACTTCACCACTTCTATCTACTTTTATTTCAAAATAATAATCTCTATTGATTTCAAAATTACTTAAATCTATTTTAAAGAAGTTACCATTTGAATCACAACTTACTTTTGTGTAGTTATCATTGAAAGGTACAATTACCTCATCAGTAACAGCATCTTTAACTTGATAATAAGTTGTTGATGGTAAATACTTTACATCATTGTAGGCATATGTGTTTGAATAAGATTTTAAAGGATATCTTTCTCTACCGAATACTCGTATAGTTGGTTTACTTCCTCTCTTGTATCTTACTTTTAATCTTTTAAATGTTACATGGATATCATCTGCGGTTAGTTCAGTTAGTGAACCTGTCGAGAAGGATGAATCATCCCAACCTATTCTAAGTTTTGGTTGGTATATTGTAGAAGTTTCTTTTCCAAAGAATTTTAATTGACCATAATCAACTGTATCTGATTCTTTTGAATTAGAATGTTTGATTATAAAACCTTCATTTGGAAGTGTACCACTAATCCATGTATTGAGTGATTCCAATACATTCATTTCAATATCTTCAGTTTGATATGAGAATGATTGTGAACCTGCTGAACCTGTGTACCATGTTCCTCCCTTACCATTGAATGAACCCGTTGTTCCTGCTAAGTAAGAACCATCACCCAACCAAGTATCGGTTGATGTTCCTCTATTCTCCCAACTAACTCCATCTGTTGTAATATCATCAAAACGAGTTCCTATTCCCATTTGCCAAGATTGAGAAACAGGATAAGCGTAAATTGTATAATCTAATGGTATTTCAATTGCATCACATTCTTTTAATAACAAGTGTGCAGAACTCATTGTTACATCACCACTAACGATAGATTGTGAAAGTGGAGTTGTATCAAACTTAATTAAAGAACGAGCATTATCTTTTAAGTTTCCATAGTAGGTTTTTGATACTTCTAATATCTCATCCAATCCAGTGTTCTGTGTTGGTTGTTGTAAGTATATTGTTGCATCTTTCGATGCTGTTACGAAATGATACATTATATTACCCTCCCTTTTAAATCTTTATTTGGAAACTTAACTTCAAACACAGAAGGGTCAACTGATGGGTAAACCATCTTACCTTTTGTTGCTGCTTTTATATCGTAGGAATGTTCAGAGTAATTTCCTAAACATTTATTTACTACTTCACATTTTGGTACTGATGATACACCTTCAATACCTGCTAATAATATTTCTATTTCTGATATGTTGATTGGCATATTGAAAGTCCAATTATCAATATTGAAATAATCTTTAAGTTCAGATATACATTTTGTAAGAACTTCTCTTTTATTATATCCACCATAAACTCTAATTTCAAAATCTAAACCAATGTTAATGATGAATCCATCAATGATATTAATACCATCTGTTAACATTCTATATTCACCAATATAAGTTTTTAAATTTTCTTTTACTGCTCTGTTAAGAATACTTAAGTTCTTGTTTGAGTTGTATCCAAGAATATATAAGTTTATTGCAAAAGGATTATTCTTTTCAGCAACATTTCCTTTTTTACCTTGTAATAGTTTTCTAACTTCATCTTTTGTTTCTTGTTCAGATAGGTTTTTATCTTTCAAAGATGTTATCAATCCAACAAATTCATCAAGTGAATCTGAATCTTTTAAAAGAGATGCAGGTGAGTTATTATCTAATTGACCATCTGGTGAACAGAATGCTTTTGCAATACCACCATACTTTGGAGGTAAAGCCAACGCTCTAACTTGATAATCTTTTCTTGTTACTGCTCTGTTTTGTGAACTAAAGTTAGCAAGTGCGTTTTCTCTAATCTCATCTATCGTTTCTTCACCTCTACCACCAGTTGCAGGTGTTTCATTATCAACAGCAACAGATGATTTCATTTTATTGTAAAGAGTTGTTTCGTTTTGTGCAAAAGTTTTAGTATCATCATCAAACTCAATTCTTTTAATTGAAGTTAATTCACCTTTACCAACATTTGATTCAACACCACCACCAACTAAATATGATACGGTCATAGTTGTATTAGATGGAGCCTGTCCATATGATGTTGTTCTTAAAAAGTTTGCTGGGTCATATGATGAACCCATTCTATCAATAGAAGAGTTTAATCCTAAACCAACATTTTTTAAATTTGGAATTAATGTTTCATCATTAGTTGCGTTTCCACCACCAAATACAATTGTAGTTGTGTTATCTTGATTTATTTTTTTAACAAATCTTTTTGAAGTTTTTAATACCTTTAATATATTAGATACTGAATCTTTAAATTGAGCTAAATCTTTATCTGTTTGTTCTGATACAGGATAATCTACATAAACCATTTCTTGTGCTAAGTAAGGAACTTCATACCACTTACCACCATTCGCATCTCTTACATCAAAAACATCAATTACATTTTTATCTGCAATATTAATTGATGAAAATTGTTCTGGTGAACCAAATGAAACATTTACTGTTTTTAGTTCTGCAGATATTGCCTTAACATATTTTTTTATAAGATACTGAGTTGGTTCTCCACCATCATCAGTATAGACCGTTATCTCTCTATCTGTTGCATCATTAAAGTCAACAAGTTCAGTTGTTCTGAATTGAATATTTCTTTTTGATGATTCTACAACCATTCCTTCTTTTATTCTTAGATAGTAATCGGAATCGGGTCTATTATCTTCACCACTACCAACAGCGGGTACAAGTTGATATACAGATATATTAACTATAGCAGGTGAAGTAACTTTTGGTTTATATCCTAAGTAATTAGATAATGCGATTACATTTTGTTTATCTTCTGCATATAACATCAAAGATTCTTTTAATGAATCATCTGTATAGTAAGATAAGATATCACCAAGATAAGATGCCATTTCTATAAACATCATACCAGGTGATGATTCGTTAAAATCAGAATATGTTTTAGGGAAATATGTTTTAGCGTATTCAACTAAGTTACTTCTGAAAGAAGCAAAATCTTTACTAAGATATTTTATATCTCTACCTTGATTACTTTTGAAATTTGCTGAATTTAATGCCATAATATTATTCCTGTACTACCAATGTTATTTCTTGTAAATCAATTTCATTACCAACAGTAAATTTTAAATTTAGATTTACTTGATTTTTATCTCTTAATTCATCTGTCATCTCAACATCAATCTCTTCTATTCTAATATAGGGTAACCAAAACTCTACTGCGTTTAGAATTGTAGTTTGAATTTTTTCTTCAAACAACTCATCATCCATTTGTTCAAATAACAATGACCTTAAACCAGAACCAAATTCTGGTTGCATAACTCTTTCACCTTTAGCAGTTAATAACAAATTTTTTACATTTGCTTTAGCTTGTTCGAGTGAGGTATATGCTTGAGCAAAGAAACCTGTCTTACCATTTTGTATTGGTAAGGTAATTCCATATGCATAAGAATCAAATTCTTCCGAATCCTTTGTTGTTCTTCTACCAAGTATATAAGCCATTAATCACTCTCCTCAAGTAAAATTATTTTTTGAACTTTTTTACAAGTTCTGAATTATCTCTATTTAATATTCTATCTAAACCAGGTAAACCAGTTTGAACACCCAATCCTTGTTTACTTGGACCTCTTCTTACATCACCATAACCCATCTTAGATGCCATTTGAGCTCTCATCATATCACTACCACCTTGAGCACCTTGAGAGTTAAATGTTACTGTTTTATCCATACTTTCATTTACTGGTTGTTGGGGTAAATTATCTAATACAGATTTAGTACCTCCAACTCCACCTTGTCTTTGCTCTTTTGAAAATGGTTTTGTATTATTCAATACTTCATTTAAAACAGCATTTTTAGTAAATTGTTTTTTAGGTGTTTGTCTTTGTTCCTGTAATGCAAGTTCTGCTTGTTCAAATGGGTCTACCTCATTCACTAATTCAGGAACTTGCGTAGAGGGAACGCTGACTACACCTCCCTTCTCCTCTGCTAATCGTTTCTTAACTTCTTCTTCCAATATCTTTGGAAAAGTTTTAGATAAAAAGTATGCCTGTTTTTTGGCAACCTCGGCCTCAACAAGTGTTTTAATTACTTTGACTAATTGTTTATTATTCATTTTCATTTGTGTTTATCTTAATATAAATATATCTTCTTTCATTTTATGGTACTGTATAACCAGGTGATATCAAAACTCCAGGTGCTACTGGTGGAGGAGCTCCAGGATATATAGATAACGTATTGTACATAAATTGTGTTGTTGGTAGGTGGCTCATCATTGAAGCAACCAATCTACCTAAAAAAATATTTGAATCATCTATTGGATTTAATGGGCCCATCGGAGTCCAACTACCAGGACTCATACAAACAGCCACAGTTGTAGTTACATTTTGTATAGCACCAACTGCAGGAATTACAGGTGGGATACCCGTTATTAAGGTTGCACCAGTCCAATACATGACCACACCCTTTCCAATATCATCTCCAAAAGTGTGTAATCCTCCTGTTTTACTAAGAGCTACAGTACACGCTATGTTTACGAGATTTTCCATACCAGCAGTATTTCCTGCACTAATAGGAATAGAATTAACTGTTTGGAATCCTCTCTTAATAGCTAAATCATATTCTTGTGTAATCTTTTTTGCGAAATCACCAAATGAACCAATACCATCTTGGTTGGTCATATAGTTATTCATTTGTTGTTTAAATGTAGTAAAAGACATCTTATTACTCCGTATAATTTAAAGTAGATAAGAAAGTGTTTAGCCTTGATTTAATATTATTGAATGTTGGTTTATTAGTTGGACCAGGTGATGTAGGACCACAAGGTGTTTGAAATACTTGTACATTTATAGCATCAATTAACTCCTCAAGTAAAGCAAGAAGTGTTTCACCTCTTACTAAAGGTTCATCTTCACTACCATCAACATTTAAAAATATTTTCCCACTTCCACCTAAGAAAAACATATCATTATCGTTTGTTGTAGTTCTATATTCTCCATTCAAATCAATAAAGGCACCATCGTTACCATTATCAATTGTAAGTCTACTATCACATAGTATTGAAATATCTCCTTTAGAAAATAACATCATCTCTGAATCCTTTGATGATAAAATAATTCTACCACTATTAACAAGAACTTGGTCAGTTCCTTTTAGTTCTTCTGGTGGAGTATGATAAACTGGTTCAGTTTCAAATGGAGTATCTTCTGTACCAGGAGTGAATCCTAATAAATAATCACCACTTGTTATTGCAATAGTTGAACCATCTTCAATTACATTCTCTTCAGTAATTTCAAACTCCTTTAAATCTTCAAGAGATTTATCATTTTGTCTGTTTCGAAGTATGATTGTTGGAGCTAAAACATTTTCTTCATTATTATATCCACTAAATCTAAGAGATTGACCAAATCTTGATTGTATTAGTTTATCTCCCTCATATAATTTTAATGGATTTATTTGAGTTGATTCAAAGTACTCACCAAACTTATTACTTCTATCACCATCACCACCTGAGTTTGGAGTACCTGTTGATGAGGTTTCGCCATAATCAGAAGAACTACCATCTGAGTTTTCCGTTGGAAGTCCTTTTAATAATGCATCTTCAACAGCATTTCCTGTATTGATATCTATATTAAAAATTCTTTTGTAATGATAGTTACCTCCTAATCTAATTAGTTCAACTACTTCACCAAGTATTGGTAATCCTTCATCTTGATTGTATGGTGGATAAAAAGGAACATCATCTAAATCATAAGATGTATCTCCTCTTTCAACAATTTTAGCGTATCCAAGTAGAGATTCTTTATCAGATACTTTATCTGAAATATCATCTGGTATTGTTATTGTTTCAAACTCAGAATCATCATGATGTATAAAAACAACAGTACCAGTTTTAAACTTTCTTGCAAAAAGTTTATCATTTTTGTTTCCAAAAAAACTACTATTAGAACTACCTTGTCTTTTACTCATCGTTACTTACCTTTTGTTTTAACTCTTCTATTTCATTAGTAAGTTCATCAACCTTTGTGTCGTGTTCATCTGCAACTTCTGCAATAGTTTCATCTAATTGTTTTAGAAGTTGTTCTTTCTCATCATCACTAAGGAAACCAGTGTCTCCTTCTGCTTTATGTTGTGCACCAATTATCCTTTGAGCAATTGCACTCATTTTAATTAATGATTCATCGTTTCGTATTGATGAATCAATTAAATCTTTTAATATTGGACCAATTACTGCCATATCTCCAGCATGTCTAATTATTTTTCTCATCTCTGCAATCAGTTCTGAGATTC